AGCGGTGGAGCTTCGCGATTGGGCCTCGACCATCTGGAGAGCCATTACCGGCCTTGTGACCCGCTCGCCTGTCGACGTCGCGGGGGAGGTCCTCGTGGGGAAGGTCGAGGTCTTTCTCTCGAAGACGGACAAACCAAAAGTGACTCTTGGACGTGACGAACTGAGGCTTCCAGCGGATGCAACCCCAGGTCAGGCACTTCCAGTCTACCGGGTTCTCCTTGCAGCAGAGCGGCCCGGAGGATGGCTACTGACCTGCGCCAGATGAAATGGCTGAATTCATCGACGTGAAGTTCAGAAGCGAGGCGCTTCGCGCCACGCTCAAGGGCATTCCGCCCGCCCTCGCGAAAGGCTATGCAGCTGCTGCTCAACGTGCCGGCGAGCGGTTCCTGCGCTATCACCGAAAGCAACGTCTCAGCGCTCAGCGCGTGGAGCCCTCTGGTCCCCTCTTCGCGAAAGGCACCCAGAGGAAGCTCGGACAGCCCTCAGGTCCAGGGTTCATCGGCCGGCGTACAATCGCCATCGTTGGCACCAGTCTCGACAATCTCCGCCTCGAACTCCGCATGCCCGGGGCGGTGGCCCGCACTCACGAGGAGGGGCGTACGGTCGAGAGCAAGGGTTATTTGCCGGTCCCCATGCCGGCGGCCAAGGACAGTAAGGGCAGGGTTGCGGCGTGGGCGAAGAAACTCCTCAAGCAGGAACGAAACATCCTCCAGGCTCGGGAGGAGGGTTTCAACATCTTCAAGGGCAAGAGGCGCCTGAGGGGTCTCGTGCGGATCACGGCGAAAAGCGGCAAGAAATACATCGCCCGCATCAACCCCGGGAAGAAGGGTCAGGATCGTCTCACGCTCCTCTTTCATCTGGAGCGCCGAGTAAGGAACAAGCCACGATTGGGGTTCATTCAGTCCTGGAGGGAGTTCCGCGGCCAGGCGATTCGCATTTTCCGTCAGACTCTGCCATTCGCGATTGCCGCGGCGCAGCGCAAGGCTGCCTTCCAGCCGCAAGGAGCAGCCAGTGGCGACTGATCGAAGAGAGCTTGTCTGCCAGGCAATCAAGACGAGGCTCGATAGCATCATCGGTGACGGCACGTACCACCGTGGAGGGAGGCTCAAGAGTGTGCAGCGCTACATCCATGAGTGGAGAGGAGACGGGCTCGAAGTCAACCGCCGAAACGAGGAAACGATCATCATCCGGCCTCTCTTCGAGCGCGGGAATCCTGATGCGGTCGGGGAGCTGATCTCTGTCCTCGACATTGATCTCGAATGGGTGCTCCTGGGCGACACCGCCAATGACGGGGACATCAATGACGTGATCGGAGATCTCAAGCGGGCCTTGTTCACCGGCTCTCCGACTCTTGATGGCCTCGCGCGTTCCATGAGCTTCGATAACCGTCTCGTCGAACCGGAGACGAACATCGCGACCACAGGGGTGCATTTCACGCTCAACGTCACGTACGGCGAAGATCTCGGCGATCCAACCAGCGGAGAGTGATCCATGGCCGACCATTTTCAGATCTTGCAACAGCAGCTTGCCGGGAAACTCGAGGGGACCCCAGGGACGGCTGAGACGCTCACTGCGGCCGAAGTTGATCTCCGTCCTTTCCAGGATTTCAGCTTCCGCCCGGAGTTCCAACGCTTCGCCAACGACGAGGTCGCTGATGATCTTGGAGTCGCTCCCGACTTCGTGGCTGGCCTCGGGGCATTGATCAGCTTCGGTTGCATCCTCAAATCCGCTGGAGTAGTCGGCACGGAGCCGGCGATCGGACGTTATTTCAAGGCCTGCGGTCTCAAGGAGCAGATGGTCCAGCAGATCACCATCGGAGCGATCTCCGGCGGCGACGCCCAGTTCAAGGCCGGCGAGAGCTATACCGCGACAGGGGGCAAGACCGGACTGATCGAGGCCGATATTTCCGCTCCCGGGACGCTTAGATACATACCGCTCACAGGAGGGAATCTCGCCGACACGAATGTTGTAACGGCAGCGGGGGATAGTGCCACCTGTAGCGGTGCATCGACCGCCTACGCCGTCAAGTATTCCCCCACGTCGAGCGGACACAAGACTGTAACGATCCAGAGAGGCATCCGGAATTTCAACGGGACCTCGAGCCAGGACTATCTCTGGCGGCTGAAGGGCGCCATGGGGACGTTCCGGATCGAGGCTCCAGCGCTTGACGTCTTCCGCTTCCGGAGCGAGTTCCGCGGCTGCGTCGACTTCATGGGGGCTGGGGCGCTCTTTACGGGCGTTGGCTACGAGATTGCCACGAATGCTCAGCTTCCTCACCTGATCAACGCCACGATCCAGATCAACGGCGTGACGGTGCGGCCCGAGGCGTTCAACTTCGACGGCAGGAACAATGTCGAGCTCGATCCTGACCCCTCCACAGGGGGAGGGACGATCGGGTACGACCAGGCGAGGATCTCCAGCCGGGAGCCCCAGATCTCGATGGCCCCCTATCGGTTGATCCAGTCGGTGCTCGATGACATGGGCCTTCTGAAGGATGGGACGACTTTCCCGGTCCAGGTCTTGGCCGGGACGACCCCCTATCGGCTCGAGTTCTACGCCCCGAAGTGTCAGATCCGCGAGGTGGCGTTCGGAGCCCGGGCCGGTCTTGAGACCAACCAGCTCACGATGTTCGCAACGCGGGATACGCTCGCGGACAACGAGTACAGCCTCTACATGAGGTGATTCATGGCCACGGCATGCGGCATTCTCGAATTCGACTACGTCCTCAGGAGGGATCGACATCTAGCGGATGAGATGCGAACAGTCTTTCGCCTGCGGACCCTCAGCTACGCAGAAATGGAACTTCTCTCGAGTGCGGAAGTGATCAGCGATCAGGACGGAAACCAGGTCATGCGAGTCAATCCCCTCTTCAAGGCCAGGAGAATCCTCAACTATGGACTCATGGGCTGGGAACGGCTTGTCAATCGCAGTGGATCCCCGATTGAATGCAAGGTCTGCCAAGAAAACGGCCGGCGCTGGATTCCCGACCAGATCCTCGACTACCTCCTGCCGGATGCGATTGAACTGGCGAACGCTATCACCGAGCGATCTCGGTTGACGGAGGAGCAGGCAAAAAACTTCTGATCGCCGTGGCGCTGAGCTGCGGCAGGAGCTTCCATGAGGCCTTACCGCTCGGGCACACCTGCGCAGCCTGTAAGCTCTCGCAGGAAATTCGATCTCAGTGGGGCTGCGATGCGCCGACAAAGGAGCCGCAGCTCTGGATTCCATGCGTCCGCTGCGCCGGCGATGATCTGGTCTGCGCGCTCTGTCACGGACTTGGCTACGAGTCGATTCACCGCTGCCCGAGAAAGCTCATCACCGAGGAGACCTGGGAATACCTCCGGCTCTTCGAGGTCTACCCTCAGGTGCTTCCTCTTTCGGGCGGGCTGCTCCAGCAGGCTGCGCCCTACGTGCGGGCCATGCGACTTCTCGCCTTCGCCACGAAACGCCTTGAGGCGGATGCGATTCAAGATGCCCACAGGCCGCCAGACTCGATTCCTGGACGATCATGAGCAGTAGCCGCACACTTTCGATCATTAGACCCCAGGGCGGAAAGACCTTTGGTGGTCTTTCTTGGTCTTTGGTCTACTTCCCTGTTCGAGGGCGATCATGGCCGACGAACAGCTAGCCATCCTCGTCACCCTCCGCGACTTCGCCAGCCAGGAGCTCAGGAAGCTTGACCAGAACGTCGCCCGCACCGGCGGCACGGTGTCGAAGCTCCGCGAGTCCTTCTTGAGTGCAAGAAATGTCCTCGCGGGCTTCGCCGGCGCCTTCGCGGTGCGTCAGATCGCGGGGTTCATCACCTCGACCACAGAGGCTGCTGACAAGGTCCTGGAGCTATCACGGCAGACGGGGCTCTCGACGGAGGCCTTGAGCGAGCTCCGGTACGCGTCCCAGCTCACCGGGGTAGAGTTCGAGGGGCTTACGACCGGCCTGGTGCGTGGGATCAAGGGACTGGAGGAGTTCTCCAGGACCGGCGCCGGGCCCGCCAGGGAGGCCCTCGACGTCCTCGGCCAGGGGATCAAGGAATCGGTACGGCAGGGTAAGAGCCTCGAGGATCTCCTCCCCGAGCTGTCGGAGGCCTTCAAGCAGCTTTCGGCGGAGCAGCGGGTGTTCGCGGCAACTGAGCTCTTTGGCCGCGGTGGGGCTCCGATCATCCAGCTCCTCACGAGTGACATCGAGGCCCTGCGCCAGGAGGCGCGGGACCTCGGGCTCAGCCTCAGCCAGGAGGCCGCTGAGGGAGCTGACGAATTCAACGATTCGATCATTCGCCTGAAGGGAGCCTTCACTGGCCTGCGCCAGGAGATTGTCCTGACGCTTGGACCGGCGCTCACCGAAGTCTTCAACAACGCGGCGGATTCCTTCGCGATCTTGCGCCGCGAAGGAGTCCTTGAGTTCCTGGCTCGGGCTGGCGCGGAGCTGGGCGCTGCCTTCGGTGGCGAGCGTCGATTCACCGAACGAGAAGTGGCGGAAGAACGATCGAGAGGGCTCAAGCAGCAGGCGGAGGCCGCGAAGACCGCCGCCCAGGAGATGGAGAACCTCCGCCGAGTGGAGGCCGAACGCGACCGCGAGACTTTCCGGCCCCGGATCGGGGTCTCCTCCCCGGAGGCCCTCGAGGCGGAGTTCCCGGAGGTGGGTCCGACCCTCGAGCAGCGCGGTCTCGGCGAGGAGGAGATCGCGGCCTTCAAGAGCGCGAACGAAGCCTACAAGACCAGGATCGAGGTCCTCCGCCAGGAGGCGGACCTCCGCGACCAGGGGCTCGCCCGCCAGCGGGAAACGATCCAGGCCTGGCAGGCAGAGCATGACGCCCTGGTGGGCCTCCGCGGGGCCTTCGCTGACCTCCAGGAGGAGAGCAAGCAGTACGGGATCATCGCGCGGGAGATCGCCTTCGCGACGAGGGATCTCCTCGCGGACAACATCTCCCAAGCCCTGGAGAACATTGTCTCGAACACGAAGTCTCTCAAGGAGGCGTTCAAAGACATGGCGCGGGGGATCCTCCAGGACCTCCAGCGGTTGATCATCCGGACTCTCGTCTACCGCGCGGTGAGCGGGATCGTCGGCGGACTCGGGGGGGCCCTGACGGGCGGCGGCGCCGGCGGAGGCCTGGTGGGGATCTTCGGGAGCCAACCGGCGATCACCCCCCTTGGCCAGGCTCATGGCGGCGTGGCACCCGGGCATCTCCTCTCCCTCCGCGGGCATTACCAGTTCGGGGGGGTGGCGCGCTCGAGGGGGCTCTACGAGCTGGCCGAGGGGCTCCCGGAGGCGATCGTGCCCTTGCCGGACCGGCGCTCGATCCCGGTGCGATTCCAGGGAGCCGGGGGCACTCAGATCCAGCAGACGATCATCGTTAACTACACGCAGAGCGGCCCGGCCGGCTCCGGACGCGGCGACCGGGCCGAGGAGCGCGCAGTCCTCAGACGTAACGCCGAGACGATCGCCGAGATCATCGCCGAGAAGCAGAACTCGAGTCTCGCCTTCCGGGAGGCATTGCGGTGAGCGAGATCCTCAGTCTTGAGACCAATGGTTGGAAACTTCAGCGGGGCTATCTGCTCAAACCTCGCTATCAGGTCGTCTCTGACGAGCGCGAACTGGGAAACGTCGTGAGCGTCGCGGTGGCGTCGAAACCCCTCAGGACTTACCGCCTCAAGTACCGGGCCCAAGCGAGAGCTGCTTACGAATACGTGGAGAGTTTCTTCAACCGGCTCGTCGGTCAGGCGGCTCGCTTTGACTTCGAGATTCCGGAGTTCGTTCCTAGCCCGGACAAGGGTCCCGGGGTCGAGGCCGTCGCCGGTGGCACCCAAGGATCACGCACGATCTATGCGATCTATTCCTGGAAGAATGCCAACGGGATCACTCGCGGTAGCCCCGCGGCCTCGATCGCTGTCCCCGCAAACAATCTGCTCAAGATTACGCTCCCGTACTACCCTCCGAGCGTCACCCAGGCGGTCATCTACGCCACCCAAGGCGCGGCTGGCACCGAGCAGGAGCAGACGATTCTCACGAATCTCAAGACCTGGACCCAACCGGACGCGCCTCTCCTCGTCCTGACTTCCTCACCACCGAGCGAGAACACCGCCAAGGAGAAGATCGTCGCAAGGATGGTCGACTATGAGGTTACCCGACTCAACGGCACGGTCTACGACCTCGCGCTTGAGCTTGCGGAGGCCTACTGATGGCTCTGCCCCTCTCAAGTCTCCTGGAGATCTATAAATCAGCCGACGGCAAGACAGACATCCTCTGCGTCCTCTACGACATCGAGATCATCCCGGGAACGACGCTCCGCTTAGTTGAGGGCGATCCGACCGGCACAGGCAGCCTCGTCTATGGGGGAAACACCTATCTCGCCTCAGCGATCACACGGAGCGAGATCACTCAGAACATCGAGGGTGAGCTGCCTAGCCTCAACGTGGCTATCAGCAACGTCGACGGTCAGGCTGCAGGGTATATCGAGCAGTATGATCTTGATGGGAAGGCGGTCACCATCACGCGCGTCCTACTCAGTACTCTCAGTTCGGCTGATGCGCTGAGCGAAAGCTATAAGATTCACGAACATACTTACGACCGCCGTCAGGCCACTTTCAGGCTTGGAACTACGAACCTCTTCAAACGGCGGATGCCCCAGAAACAGTTCGTGCGCCATAAGTGCCAGCACATCTATGAGCAGAGGTTTCAGGAGGACAACGGGTGTTTTTATCCGTCGGATATCTTCGGGCCTGACACTCGCCAAAATTTCAAGATTGGCGCCACGACGGATGGAGAACAAAAGCGCCAGCATGGCTGGCACACGTTCAATGCGCTGAAGGTCTCGATCTGGGACACCGACACAAGCGTCCCTGACGCGGCGATCATCTCCTCTCAGAGTCTCGACATCGATTGGGTCGCGGCTGTGCACGCGGCGCCGTTCATGTTCAAGAAGGTGAGCGGCGATTTCGATTGCTGGGCGGAAGTGGAACCGACCGAATACAAGGCTGGAGCGAGATGCGGAATCCTCTGTTATGAGGCGTCCGGAGATCAGAATAGCTGGGTCTACCTCGTGCGGGAATGGAGCACCGCGGAGGAGTTCATCGTCCTCGTGGCCTCGGCGGAAGATGCCATCGGCGCTCTCCCCACGGCCCTCGAGGAAGAGAACGCTCCCTTCTTGCGGCTCAAGCGGGTCGGGAACTTGTTCACGAGCTACTGGTCTCTCGACGGGATCGCCTGGAGTCAGATCGAGCAGAGAACCGTTCAGCTCGATTCTGATGTCCGCCTGGGCCTCGCGATCTCGGCTCCCTCAACCGAGACCGGATCTGTCTCAACGGTCTTCAGACAATTCCGCTTTCTTTCCGGTGGACTTGCGACCTGTGACCGTACGCCTGAGGATTGCTCGAATCACGAGAACATCATTCACTTCCTGGGTTTTCTCGGCATCCCGCGAACATGAAGCTCGCCTCACTCTCAGTGATTTCGAGGCAGTTTCCGGCGGTGGAGATCGACTATCTCGACCTTCTTGCCTGGCGTTATCTCGCCGGAGGTCGGAACTCAAATGGCGTGGATTGCCTTGGCCTGGTCCTCGAGATCTTTCGGCGAGCTGGACTTGGACTCCCGGATCTCAAGATGGGCTCTGCGCTAGAATTCCAGGGTCTCTGGAATCAGGTGAGCGATGCCGACACGCTCTTTGATCTCGTCGACTATCCCGGGGAGGGTTGCCATCTGGGGACAGTGATCCGCTTGGGGCAAGTCATTTCTGTGACTGAACGGCAGGGAGTTGGGCTCCATCGGATCAATGCCATCAAGAGAATCAAGGGCGTGCGGTTCTTTCGACTTAAGACCGAGATGCTCCCGGATCAAGCACCGCCGCCCATGGGAGCTGAGGAGACTGCGCTCTCAGAGGATCATTCCTGGATAGATGCCTGGGCCACTGAAATCCAAGAGGTTCAGATCCCTTGATAACAGTGATCACGCTTCGAGACATCTTCGATTGCAAGCAACGACAGGTAAGCAGGGCTCCTGCCGGCCGATCACTGATCGATTATGTTCCGGAGGATTGGAAGGACAATCCCAGGCTGCGAGTAGTGTGGAGGAATGAGGCTCACGATCGTGAGCGCGCGCGACAGCCGATCGCTCTACCTGGGGACTACATCGTATCCTACCTGCTTCCTCAGGGCCCGGCAGCGATCATTCTGGTCCCGATCCTTGTTTCTCTCGTGCTCACGGGAGTGAGCTACGGCATCCAGGCGCTCACCGCCCCTAGCCGCCGCGGCATTGAGCAGGAGCTCGAAACCAGTCCGACCTATGGATTCAACCCCGAGGTCAACACCGTACGACCAGGGACGAGGATCCCGATCATTTACGGGACTCACAGGTACGGAGGGCACATCATCGGTCAGTTCATTCGGCCGCAGCGTGACACTCCCGAGCGGTCTGCAGATCCACGCGCGGGGGAACTCCACACTCTCCTGGGACTCTGTAGCGGTCCGATCGCTGGAGTCGAGGATGTCCAGATCGACGGCAATCCCTGGACCGATTACCAGATCCCTCCCCCAGAGGTGCGCCTGGGACATGTCCATCAGGCGCCGATTACGGGCTTCGAGGACCTCGTTATCCAGAGCCCAAAGGACAGCGTGGTCACGAATGCTGGCGGACCGGTGCAATTCACCACTCAGGGCGAGGTCGACGCTTTCGAGCTGATCTTCCGTTTCCCCGGAGGTCTCTACATCGTGAGCAGCCGGGGGCAGTTCGGGCAGCGCACCATAGACCTCCTTATCGAGCATCGCGAGAATGGAACGAGCGAGTGGATCCGGACAGCGGTAAAGACGATCACGGCGCAAACCTCGAATGCTTTCGATGCCTGGTTCGACAGTGGTCGTCTGGAACGAGCCCAGTATCAGATCAGGATCACCCGCCGCACGCCCGATGATACCTCCGCCACAGGCTTCAGCGAGCTACGAGTCCTCTCCCTTAACGACATCCTCGAGGAGACCCTCAGCTATCCGAAGATCGCGCTTCTTGCTGTGCGCCAGCTCCCAACCAACAGAGTCCAGGGACGCGCTCCGAAGTACACTTCGCTCGTTCACGGGAAGATTGTGAAGATCTACTCGAATCCCACCACCTACACGGAAGAATGGAGTGACAATCCATCGTGGTGCCTCAGAGACTTCTTGACTGATCCCTTCGACGGGCTCGGCGCCTGGATCAAGGAGAGCGATCTCGACATCGACAGCTTCCTTGACTGGGGAGCCTTTTGCGATGAGATGGTCGCCAAGGATGTGGGTGGAGATCTTGAGAAGCAGTTCCGGCTGGACATCGTCCTGGACGGTAGTCTCCGGGCGATTGAGGTAATCAAGCAAATGACGACCGCCGGACGCGCCTTCTTTCTCCAGCGTGGTAGCAAGTGGGCAGTGAGGCCCGATCGGAAGGAAGGCGCTGTGCAGCTCTTCACCATGGGCCGGATCGCGCAGGGTGAGTTCAACGTCATCAAGCAGTCAAGGAGTGAACAAGGTAACTACCTGATCGGCCAGATCTGGAATCGTGAGCTTGATTACCAACCGGATCCGATCCCGAGAGAAGATCCGCTCATGGATGTGACCGATGAGCAGATCGAACAGACTGTAAACCTCCTGGGCGTCACCCGGACGAGCCAGGCGCGCCGGCTGCTCAACTACTATTTGCTTTCCAACCGCTTCAGCCGCAGGGTGATCCAGCTCGAAGTTGGCGCGGAAGCGCTCGGAATGGAAGCCGGCGACGTCTTCCTCGTGGCGCATGATGTGCCAGGCTGGGGATTCTCGGGAAAGATCCGCTCGCTTGACTCAACCGGCAGCGAAGTGATCCTAGACCGAGAGGTTACGATCGAGGCCGGGAAGACCTACGTCCTCACGGTGATCCATGACGACGATTCGATTGAGAGCGTGCCGGTAACCAACCTTCCTGAGACCACGTTCCGGCTGAGCTGCTCGGGAGGGTGGGCAACGGTTCCTCGCATTGGAGCGGACTACACCTTCGGGGAGAGCCAGAAGAATTTCGAGACTTACCGTTGCCTTTCGATCTCCAGGGGAGGCGCCCCCTGGCGAAGGAAGATCAATGCAAAGCAGTATTCTGACAGTATCTATGGGGAGGATCTGACCGCTCTGCCTCCTCGCTCAGTGAGCCGGCTCCCAGACCCTGGAAGGATCCCTCCTGACGTCCGGGACCTACGTGTCTCGGAGCGGCAGCTCTATGCCGAGGACGGTACTTTAACTGAGGTCCTGGATGTCTACTTCACCCTCCCCATAGAGCTGGGCGTCCGCGCTCAGGTTTACTGGCGCGAGGCTGGCCTCCCGGGCTGGGAGCCGGCCTCCTCGCCGACGGACATCGGCTACGTGACGATCACTGGGGACATCCGGACCCCCGGCGTGACCTACGAGATCTCGGTCGTCTCGGTCAGCGCCGGCGGGGCCAGGAAGGTCCCGGAGCTCGGCGTCAAGGCGAGCGTCACAACCACCGGGGTCATCCGGCAGCCTGACAAGCCCTTCGGCTTCACCGCGAGTCGGACCGCATCTGGCCTGGTTTTCCAATGGCTGCCGCTGGATCCGGTGAAGAACTTCGATCTCGCCTATTACGAGATCCGCCAGGGGACTCAGTGGGAGACGGCCCTCAGCGTCGGGAAGACCACCGGAACCCAGCTTGAGACCACCATTATCGCCCAAGGCGAGCAGACCTTCCTCCTCAAGGCTTGGAATACCGCTGGCCGTGATAGCGCGCAAGCCGCCACAGTGGTATTCACAGTGGAGGGTAGGATAGGCGAAAACGTGATCCTCACCCGCGAAGAGGAGCCGTCCTGGACTGGGGTCCGGCAGAACTGGACTCTCAGCGGCAGCGAGCTGGTTCTCGAGACCGAGGCGGACATCGTGGCCTGGCGCGGAAGGATCGACCCCAGTCCGCTCCGCAGTTACTTGCGACCCGGAGGTTTCGGCACGAGTTTTCGTTCGACAGCGATCTACACCACTGCGGCGTTTCAGATCACGACCACGAATGCGGTGCGGATTTTCATTTCGACGCTGCTCGAAGCGCTCCAGGTCGACGTGACCCTTTACTGGACTGCACCCGAGGTCGGGGATAAGACCTGGGAGAGCGACTTCGCCAAGACCCGCGCGTGGGCGGTTGCGCCAGAGGGCCGAGTGATTCTTCGGGTCGAGATGCGTTTCTCAATCAATACCAGCGCTGAAAGCGATTTTGGCCCCTGGGCAGAGCGGCCGCAGAATATCGAGGTGACCGCCAAGTGGGCCCAGGCGAGGGTCTTCGCCGAAGTCCGCGATCCGAGTTTCACAGTGAAGCTCCAGAAATTCCACTTGCTCTTCGACGTGCCGGACATCGTGGACTCGGGCGTCATTACGACAACTAGTACCGGGACAATTGCCGTGACTTACAATAAGGCATATAACAATGCTCCCAAGGTGACGGCACTTGTTTTGGGAGCAACTGCCGGCGATGACATCGTTCTTCTCAACAAGACTCAGACCGGCTTCGACATCGAGGTGCGCAATGCGGGGAGCCGAGTGGTCCGTACTGTCAACTGGAACGCGATTGGATTCTGAATCATGAGTCAAACTTATAGAGCCCTGGTCGGTTCGGACAAGTTTGCCGACAGTTTCGGCTATCTCAACGGCTCCGACGATTCTCTACGCACGATCTTCGCTGGATCGGCAGAACCTCCTTCGCCTGTAGCGTATCAGCTTTGGGCAGATACGGCGACGAATCTCCTTAAGATGCGAACGGCGACGAATGATGCATGGATCTCGCTCGGTTCACTTGGCGTCGCCGACCTGGGACATCTACCTCTTGGCGGTGGCACGCTAGCCGGCATTCTCAACATGGGCGGGAACCAGATCACGAACGTCGGGCTCGGCACCGGAGCGGCCGCAGCTCGCCAGCAGGAGGTCGATCTGAAGGCCTCACTAGCCGGTCCCCAATTCACAGGCGACGCCAGAGTAAATCAAGATCCTGCGGGCGATAATAGCATCATTCGTAGGATCTGGGCCGAAGGGCGATACTTCCGGATTGCGGGTGGGACCCTGACGGGACCTATGATCCTTGCGGGCAATGCAACCGCCGCGCTGCATCCGATTCCCCTCCAGCAGCTCCAGACTTTCCTGGGGTTCTCGACTACGGCGGG